GAAGATGAAGAAGATGAATCTAAGAAGGGTGGCGTCTCTAAAGCAAAGGGATATCAGGCCAAAGAATACAAAAAAATCCTATTCATAGAGGAACTCGTTTCGGAATAATTTTTTCTAATGGTAATATATAAAATATGTCGACCGCTGCCGAAACCATCACGCTCGTGAGTCAAGAACTTGAATCGCAATCCTTGAATGCCATCGTCGCCGGGTTTTCCTTCGCCGCGGCCCTCTCTTGGATGGACCTCGTCCGCTGGTTGGTTAACCAGGTCGTCAAGGTCAACAAGAACGGTGGTATGAACTACACCCTCACGGCGCTGTTCACCACTTTGTTGTCCATCGTGGTCTACCTCGGCGTCTCTCGTATGTCGACTCGTGTCCAAAAGCCAGCGCAACCAATCTACGCGGTCACTCGTTAAGATTGTTTCTTGGATACCAAAAGCATCACGACTCCGACCAATACTATCAAAAAGATGGATACAAAAGCATCCCATCTCTGCACATCCTCAAATTCGGGTATGTACACAGGTGGCGGGAGTGAATAATCCCGTTCTATTTTAGCCACATTTTCAAGTTTATCAGTCGAACACGTGAGTGCGAGTTTTAACACGTGATTTGCGTTTCTGAAATCGTACGGTATGAGACGCCCATTGCTACTGTAAAAGAATTGTACCCGTATACTCGTGATCGTTTGCTGTTTCCCGGAATCAAAGTTGTGTTCGAGTGTATCGTCGGAACCAGAATAATTCACGACGTCTCCACACGCGAGTATTCGCCCAGTGTAAAACGGTGTGTCTGAATATATAGTCTTGTTAAATTCATCCGAACCACTACTTAACTTTAAAACGAATGCATCCACCCCTTGTAGATTTACACTTCCAGTTTTGAGTGAATTACCCGTCGAATGTACATTATTTGCAGGCAAACCAAGTATATCGTGAGGCGTCGTATACATAGCGGACGACGTGTATCCATTTTCACCTCCATAGAATGCGAATGTAAAATCACTCGCCGCGGTGAATGTTATGTCATTCGTAGTGGGTGCGTGCGTCGCACCGGTGATAATCGTAGAAGATTGCAAGACGTTACTCGCTAAGTCGGTGCCGTCGTAGTTTCCAGTTGGAATCGAGACAATTTCGCTCGTAGATGACGTGTTTATCGTAAAGGTATTATTCCTTTCGTGTATTAACAACTGACTATTATGAATCCGAGCTGACACGAGTGATATCTTAGACACATCGTATACGGGATTTTTGAGGTGTATGACATAATCACCTGGTGTTGGATACGCGATCGGATCACGGTCACCACTATCTATGTCTAAGGTATGGACCTTCATTAAAATACATGGACAATATTTTAATGAGTGTATTACTCTGATTTTCGACCAAATTTAACACAAGTGGTGCGCATAAGGATTATTCAAAAGTTGACGTTTCGCAACACCCAGACTCGCCTGAGAAGCGTGTGGATTCGCATTTCCCTTGTACGAATTGAGATCATGGAAGCCTGTGTTCGTGTACTGTTGTGTCCACCCACCCGCTTGAGGATTCACACGACCATCGACCCGGGTCGTGTCGCTTCGAACACTCGTGACCATACCACCTTGGTTCAATGGACCGGCGCGAACATTCATTCTACCCGGGTTCGCTGCACGATTCGCTTTACCACGACGTTCATCCGGTCTGAAACCATACTTGGCCAACTCTTCGGTCGTGTACGCATGGCTTCCACCGATCGATACTTCTGGTGAAGCGAGATAACCGTGTGCGTAACTGTGAATACCTGGTTGTGGTTGGTTTGTGTATTGGTATTGCTCCATGTTGCCATCTTTCTTGTTTCTGGTTGGATCCTGGGACACCATGTTCGCGGAAATGAATCGCTTCGCTGGGGCTACGTTGAGTGTATCCGTTCGTAAGCCAGTCTCCGCACGATTCGTCGTGCGCTTCGTGCGTTCGTGTTCACCACGCGGGGTGCGACCAGACATGCCTTGTGCACGTCCAAACGTCATCGGGAGGCGCTCCGGCAAGAAAGTCGTCTTTTCGGGTCTATTGTGTGCCACCTCACCCGCGATGCCGCGTCGACCACCACTCACGTCTTGCGCGGGGCCAGATCTACCGGGGAGTGTGGTCATTCTGTAAGCACCAACGTTTTCTGGGTTTACACGCAAAAGCTGTTGGTAACCACCGTAACTCGCGACATTTGGGTCGACACCGAGACCCGGTCCCACGAGTCGCTTTTCCACTGGAGAAACGTTATTCATTCGATTGTAATCATTCATGCGGTTTCTCATTTCGAGGACTTCTTCGCCACTCGATCTAAATTGTGGTGCGACGACCGCCATGTTATCGACGGGAACCTTGGTTGGTTTTAAATTTTCAATTGGACGTTCTCTAACAAGTTCAACACTGGGACTCGCGACTAATTGTGCTGGAGTTGGTGCTGGCGATATCAAATAAGTCTCCTTTGGCTGACTCAACTTACGACCCGCGTAGACAAGCCCCGCGATAGCTGCGACAGATATGGGATCAGCCATTCTTATTTCTTATTGATATTTTTATTTAAGTATCTTTGATTAAACAAACCATTTTGTAGTTCGGATCGAGTACTCATTGGTTCATACCCTACGCTACGAAGTGGAATTTTGCATTCCATATTTTGAAGTGGGAATAAGTTTTGTTCGTACGTTTTGGCGAGCACTTTGTTAAATCGAGAAGTGGATTGTGGGCGAAGTTGATCGCTCGTTTCTATGAATTCCGCTGGTGCACCCTTTCCAGCCATGAAAGGTGCGGTCCCATACAACATAGTGTTTGGTCGAGATGACCCATTATTCAGCGTACTGGGCTGAGGATACACAAAGACCTCTTCCGTCGCACAGTTTACTGGAACGGCTGGATTTTGAACCAACTTAAGACCCGGCTGCAATTGGTAAGCCATTTTATTATTACGTGAGATTTATTTATGTCGAGCGTGGTCTAGTGGCGGTTCTTCTCGCATCCCCATTTGGATCGAGACCGGCGAAAGCTTCGAGTTGGACCCCACGTGCATTTGGATCACACATTGATCCGTCACTCTTGCACATAGGTGCACCCCTCTTACCATAAAGATATTCAGCAAATTTGGTCTGATCACCTGGAATCGTGGTCACTGGACCGGACACAAATTGCCTCGCGAGTGCGTTTTGTTGATACATTGGGAGCGTCGATCGGGATCGAGCCGGTCCGAATGAGGTGTCACCCACAATGAATGCATCGACATCAGCCTTTACGGTTTCATACTTACACGCTGGTAACCTGTTTGGTTCATCACCCATGAGAACATTTGCCATTGGATTATCCCTCGTTGGTAATTGACACGCATCGCCTATAGTCTCGTAACGTTCAACGCCCCACGTTGCACACTCTTTCACCATACCCGACCGATCCATAACATAAAGAACTCCCAATGCGGTCGCCGCGAGAACGAAAATTCTGACGTCCCGTTTGATGAGATAATGGATGCACGCCGCATAAATAATAAATCTCGAGCCGGCATTGACGCGCTGTGCTGAGGTCTGTATGTTGGTGGGCCAAAATTCAAGGATTTTTTTATCATCAACGAGTTGCTTTGGATCTCTAAACCAAGAGCTCATTTAATATATATTAGTTTTATTTTTTCAAGATACCCCCTAGCATACCCTGCATGGTCTTCATGAGTGCGGCTTCATCGATTCCACCGTCTTGACCTTCGAGTTTGTCGGCGCACTCCTTCGCGACCTTTTCAATCATAGAGAGTGTGTCCGCTGGGATAGAACTGATCGTCGTGCCGAGCATGTAGAGCGTCTGGACATATTGCCACACGGCCTCCTTTGTCTGACTGGAGATAGACGCCCACTTTTCCTCAATCTTCACATCTTTCAAGAAATCAAGATTTTTAGCTTCATTGAGAAAGAATGCATCATCCTTCGAAGAAATCTGCTCGGCGAACGGGGTCACGCTCGCCATGAACCCATCTACGACGAGGCGTGGATTGGAGGTTCGCATAATTTCAAACCCGGACATACACTTCTTGATACCCTTTTCTTCTGGAAACGTCTTGTGAAGTTCCGCAAGAAATTGGCCCATCATATCATTGAAAGCATTCACAGAACTCATATTTACTATGTTCTCTACTCACTTTGTCTTTAAGCGAATGGTTCTGTCGATATGGTTTCCTTACCACCTATACCATTTGATACTATGAAAAAAACGAGAATCGCGTTCAAAAATGCGGGTTTGGAATAAGCACTCGCTGGGAGTTTACCTTCGTTGTTGAGCTTGGATTTAATGTGAATGTACCCCGCCGTGATGATACCTGCTATGATGGCGGCCCACGCTGGATCTCTCAGATAGTCTTCGAACTCCATTTAATTATAGCCAACTTTTTTTGCGCGGGTTTCAGATGCGTCTGGGAATAGGACGGGTTCTTCATCCTCCTCTTCGGGTTCTTCCATGGGTTGAACTGGTTGAGTAGATATGGTCTTAAATTCATTATCAAACGGAGATTGTTCGGGTTCTGGCTGTTGAATTTCACTGGATTCCGGTTCCATACCCACGGGTTCGGATTCTTCCTGCATTTCGGGTTCAGCTTCCGGTTCTGGTTCTGGTTCTGGGTGAGTGTAGTCGTCGACAAATTCTGGGTCTTCTGCGTCGGTCGCTTCACCCCCGACATCGATGTCTTCATTTTCATTCGACATGTATGTTTGCAGTATTTGTTGTACTGGAATGAGTTCTCGAACGGACGCCTCGATCACGGCACTGAATCGTTGGAACAGTTGTTCATCTCTCGTGTGTTCGTTCTGACTTTCGGTAAAGATGTATGGATCTTTGTAGATATCCTTCGCCATGTTATTGTAACACGTCTGTATGAACGTCTCATTCGTCGGCAATTTGAGCGATATCTTTTTATTATCCTTCCCGAGTCGGACTGACGAAAGAATCTTCACACAACTCACGAACACCGCGGCGAGGAGATCATTAAACCACGCACACCTATTTGCGATGTTATCGGTGTGCTGCTTAGACATACCCTCGTTCCAATTCGGAACTTCCTTGAGTAGCTTTTGAAACATGATCAACACCTTTCTACCCTTAGACATGGTGTACGCCTCTTCAAATATTTTATCAAATGTTTCGATCATAACTGGACACATCAGATGAGACAATTGTCCCAGATACTCGCGTTTAGCTTCTACGAGTACATTGAGATTATCCATTTATGATAGAGTGAAATTTTTTTACGAGCCTTTTCCCGCATTTACCCTGTATTTATTAGCAACTTTCTTCAGATTGACGAATGAAGGAAAATCACCGAATTCTTCGATCGATTCATGTTTTTCAGATTTATTCGTTTTCTTTTTGTACGTCCACGATACATATATTTCGTAGTCTCCGACGAGTCTGGTGTAAAACCCACCCAGATCGAGTTGGCGTTTTATGTAATGCACGGCTTTGAATCTATCGAACGCTGGGAAACCAACCACGAATGACGGTACGGATACGAGTAAAAATTTATTTCCGAATTCTGCACTTTGCCTGATTTTCTTTGATATCTGTTCGTATATTTTCACATACGTTTCTTTTCGTAATTTGTTCCGTTTTTCAGATATCTTTGACAATTCATCGACACTGATCATTAGATTAAATCAATTAATTATTTTCGAGAATTTTTGGGCGGTCGTACATTTCTGTGGATGTGAGTATTTGTTTTTCGATGATGGGCTTGCTTTTTATGTAGTTAATGTGGTTCTCGCGAATTTTATCAAAATCTTCGAATTCGCGTATATCTTTGTCGGTGGTGAACATTTTAGTGTCCGTGGGCTTGTTCACATCGATGGGTTGTGTTCTGAGAGATATGACGACGACGAGGGGGTTCGCTTTACTCACTTCTTTCATGTATTTGGCGATGATGAGCTTAGTCACATCAACTTTACCCGTCTCTTCATCGATGAATTCGATGGGGGCATCTATCATCGCTGAATCGACATCGCTCTGGGACACACCGAGTGTTCGAAGCGTGGCTTGCATGTTGAAATCGTTCCAGTTCACGCGATCTGGGTCATTCATGATCCGAACATCAGAAGTCACGGCGAACGCGTATGGAAATCCACCGTGTTTAAGCACCATGAAACGGCATCGATACACTTCATCACCGGTTTGTTCGTGTTTGTATTTACGAACTTCGTGTGTGTCTATGATGTATGTACAAAGACCCGTCAGTTCCTGGATGCGTTTGTTTACCGAAAGCACGATTTGTTCCATCACACTGTTTGAAACTTTAACGTTTTCCAGTCGTTCGTATGCGGACAAATCGAGAACACCTTCGTCTACGTCGGATGTCGCATCTTTAGTCATGAACATCTCTGTTCGCCTGGACATCAGGAAAAGCACGAGCACAATCAATGCGAGTAACGATACCCACCTTGGAATCATTATTAATATACACGCATAAAAATTTTGAAAAAAACTCCAGAAAAGTGGATCGTTCATATAAATCACATGTACGTTTTCTTTACCCAGTCTCGATCCGCCTTAAAAATTTTAGATAATTTGGGATTCGTGGTTCTAAATAATATCATGAGCACGTTAAGACGCCGAAAAACACCGAGTGGTGGTTCCCCCGCGCGAATGAACTTTCCGAGCGCGCGATGTCTCGCGAGCTCCGATTTTTCACGCACGTCTTCGTATCCGTGTTTACTTAACTTACCATTTGATCGTATGGGAATGATGACCTTATTTTTCATTACATTACACAAAGAATTAATATAATGGGTGCGCCCTTTTTACGACAAATTTTTACCACGGTATTTTAAATGTCGCTGCTGATATACAGTCCACGGTGTAGTCACAGTCTAGACATTATCGATTTCATTAAGAGACAACCCCAGCTCACACAGCTCGTGAATTATCATAACATAAACGAGCGAGGTATTCCACCGCAGTATGCACACAAAATAACGCGCGTGCCGACGATGTTGACGAAGAATGGTAAGTTTCTCGTCGGCAATGAAATAAAAAACTGGCTCGAGTCGCTACTGCCTAACAACGACGTCGATTCGTGTGGATTCGGTGGATGTTCCATGACGACTTTAGACGGCCAGTCGAATTCCGATATATTTGGTCTCGATGACTACGGGCGCACACTTCAGCCCGCGATGACACCAGAACTTGAAGAAAAGATAAACCGAGATGTATCCCAGACGTATAGTAATAACATAAAGAAATAAGACTCGTAAGATACAGGTATGATGAAACTCGCTACAATCCAGGCGAGTGCTATAAAATCAACATTTGAGGTTCTTAAAGATATACTCAATGACGTAAACGTATATTTCAAACCATCCGGGCTTTACATCACGACGTTAGACACCGCGCGCACATCGCTCGTTGATATGTTTCTCGCGGCGGATAACTTTGAGGAATATTCCTGCGAAAATGAAATCGTCGCCGGAATAAACGTGACGAATACGTTCAAACTTCTCAAATCAATAACGAATAATGATGTTCTCATCATGTCTATAAAATCTAGGGAGTACATGGACATCGAAATTCACAATGAAACTAAGAAGACGTGCACTAAATTTGCACTCAAACTGCTCGATATAAACGAAAATCAAATAGAGGTACCCGAAATGAACATGACCACGATAACACCGATGCCATCTATTGACTTTCAGAGAATATGTAGAGATATGTACAACATCGGCGGTGATATAGAAATCACGCGCGACGGACACATGTTTCGTTTAAAATGCGAGGGTGACTTTGCAAATCAAGAGACCGAGATTCAGTGTACGGAAGAGAGTCCGAATATTTCGGGTATGTATTCTCTTCGGTACATGAATATATTTACTAAAGCGACCAGTATGTGTTCTACTGTGCAGATCATGCAAGAAGAATTAAATCGTTTTTTGATTCTTAAATATAACGTCGCCAATCTCGGCGATCTTAAATTCTATCTCGCCACTAAAGAACAAAAAGATCAGTAACATAGCCGGTGATTGTACTCACAGTTTTGACTTTACCGAAAATATTCCGTAATTTTATGGCGGGGTACATAGTTTTTAGTGTATCCATATCGTAATATAACATGTCACTTATCTTCACCTTTTCACCATGAAAATCGCCTCGAGGACCCGCGTACCGTTTCACTTTGCCCAATATATCCTTTACGGGTTTATCGTCCGCGTCTACTAAATGAGCTGATACGAGTGGTACATTGAATACTATATCCTTCCCCTGTTTAGGTGGCCATTCGTGTTTCGTGTCGTATGTTAAATACTTGTACAACTTATCATTGTACCAGTATTTGATTCGAATGATCGCCTTTTCGACACGCTCTGGTACACCCCCCACCTGATAACTCGTATCATCGAGCGCTACGTAATGTTCATCAAAGAGGCCATCCCATTTATCGGCTTCACTTTTCCAAAAGGGATCGTCCACGTCACACGATTTTTTGTTATTTGTGAAATATTCCATGAATGCGTGTTGTATCCTGTGATCGGGAATGGATACAAAATTTTTATAAGTATCGTAAACCCATATAATTACGGTAGTTAAAAGATTGCGTAGCATTCTAACTAATTATATGGAGGGAAATTTTTTGAGTCGATATAACAACAAAATAGACGCATGGAAGCAACTAATAGATGAAGAGCCATCGAAGCGTGGTGAATGTGAACAAGACATGTCAGATTATATCATCAAATGTATGCCATATATGAAACAATACACGGAAGACGTAGACATAGAAGTGAGCACAGATAACGTCTTTAATTGCAAGGTTACATCTGGGTTACAGAGAAAGGATATATTTAATGAATATCTATCGGACGTAGAGAATATAACAGTCGATAAAAAGATAATCAAGAAAAGTGACAAATGTGAAACGTGTGAGAATAGCAATATATTTCATTTTTCGGATACGAGTGAACTCGTGTGTGACGGGTGTGGTGCAGTGCTCGCATGCTTGATAAGCGAAGAACTCACATACAGAGAGGAGCAAGAGACGTCTGAAAAAATTGTAAATTATTCATACAAAAGAGAAAATCACTTCAACGAGTGGCTCTCACAATTTCAAGCGCAGGAAACCACGAACATACCGACAGAGGTCATGGACCAACTTAGGAACGAACTCAAAAAGATAAAGATCAAAACGTTGGAAGAGATCACGCACGCACGCGTGCGCGCACTTTTGAAAAAGTTGAAAATGAACAAGTACTACGAACACGTGCCTTACATTACAAACATATTGAGTGGTGTGAAACCCCCTAACATGCCTCAAGAATTAGAAGAACGACTTAGAATCATGTTCAAGGACATACAAAAACCATTCGATGATAATTGTCCCTCACATCGGCGCAATTTTTTGAGTTATTCTTACGTGTTATATAAATTTTGTGAACTTTTGAGTGAAGATTCGTATCTACAATATTTTCCACTACTCAAAAGCAAAGAAAAGTTATATCAACAAGACGTCATATGGAAACTCATATGTAACGATCTACATTGGGAATTTATACCAACCATATAAAGACAACAATTGTTGTATTCGTAAATGAATGTTTACGAACAGTTTTGTATAGATGAGGCAAAATTTTACATGAACAAAGCACAACACATCCTAGACGTGGAAATGAAAGATCCTAAAAAATACTACGATGAAACATTCGATATATACAAAGAACTCGCCCGCGCGTTCCCTTACATCATTGCGATGCGATACGCCGCACCTCAACCTCCCGATTCTGAAACGGAGGAAAGTTTATCAGATACGCAGTCTTCAACCCAGTCAAGCGAAGATAATTATGACCCTGTACCTCAGCCGACTCATTTAAGGTTTTGATAGTCTTAAATTCGAGCACGGTTTCCTTATTTATAATAATATCGGCTCGCAAATTACCGATCACGTGCCCCTCGAATGGGATGGGGATGATTCTCTCAGATTCATACGGAATACCTTTCGAACGAAGAAGTACCTCCATGGCATTGTGATATACCCTCTCACTGTACCCAGGTCCCAGTTGAGAATATATCTGTTTAGCTAGGTCTTCTATCATCGTTTTTAAATGTCTCTTACTTTTAAGTAAAATGTGGCACATTTGGCCATTCAAGATTGTACGTATTTCATCTTCCAAGTCATTTAGTTACTTGTGGGGTGAATGAAGGCCTAAGTCAAATCACATCTAAAATTTAATACAAGGACCATGCGAAAACAACTCATTGAATTTGTGAAAGCCCTCACTCGCACCGAATCAAAGAAACAACCACTCGGAAGGTGGTCCCTCAAGACGTGTGACGAACTTTCGACGGGTGTAAACGCTGTGTACCAAAACAGAGACCATTGCGGAGATCTCATCTGTAAGACACCTAAAAAGGCCTCTGAATATATCCTAAGTCGACGAGAGCATCACAAATAGTATCTCTCACCGAACATGGATCGTCATCATCTTCTTGGACTTCTCGATAAGCTTCAGTCTAAATATGATTTTATGGATGCAGAATACAAAGAATTCGCGGAAGCTATCGGTGGCAAGAAAAAAATGATCGAGGTGAAGGTAGGTGACATGGTGAGAATTAAATATGAAAAAATTGAAACCGTCGTCGACATCGGTGATGATGAATTTTTTCCAACGATCCACGTAATGAACAAGTGTTGTGGCATATGGAAAGTGGTGGATAATGAAACTAGATGGCACGGGCGTGAATTGCTTTCATCTACATACTTACATAAATCTGATATGCACATCGATTCTATTAAAAGACTCATAAGAGAATACACAGAAGGTAAATTCATAAAGACGCAGCTCGAACCGGACAGCAACCGACGATACTGTTTATTAGTGAAAGACGTAGAAATTATTTCTTAATACAATGTAAGATGTCTCCAGTCCCATTCGTCGATGTCAGGAACATAACAACCGCGTCGAGTCCTCGTTTCAAGAAGGGTATCGATGCACTCGTCCGTCAATCTCGTCAAGCGATTAACACGGGAAAGAGTACACTCAACAAAGAGATCAAGATTTATGAACAATTCGTCATTCGAGAAAAGAATCACGGTAAGCCTGTATACGTAAAATTGTTCAATGAAGTCAAACGTATTCTCTCAGGGAAACCTGCGTCTCGACCCAGTAGTTTAAAGAAAAAAAGCCCTAAAAGTACATGACGACGTGTGGCGTGTGCTGTGAACGTTTTAATAAAACAAATCACAAAAAAGTATGTTGCCCTTTTTGTGATTTCGAATCATGCAGAGAATGTTGTCAAACCTATCTATTATCCACTTCAGAAGAACCCCACTGTATGAGTTGTAAAAATGAACACAACCGGGAGTTTATAGATACGTTTTGTACGAAGCGTTTTAGAAATGTCGACTATAAAAAACGCCGCGAACAATTATTATTTGAACGCGAGCTCATTCGTCTACCCGAAACTCAACCATACGTTCAGAGAATATTGAAGCGTCGAGAACTTTATAGACTGCGCCAAGACATCTCAGACATGTACGTCAAAGCGAGAAGAAGATATCACTACACGGTCGAAACGGGTGGTAAATGGGTCGATCATTACCTCACGATGTGTATATTTGCAGAGCAATCGTTTAAATATATAAACGACCGAATTAATGAATTACGAAATGTACCTTTAGACGATGCGGAACAGTCAGTCAAATTTACGAGGGGGTGTCCCCATCCAGAGTGCAGAGGATTTCTCGATGAACTATGGAAGTGTGGTATATGCTCCCGTTCATTTTGTGAACAATGCAACGAAGAGTGTAATGATGGTCATGTGTGTGATCCACAGTTGGTGAAAACGATGAAACTCATCAACCGAGACACAAAACCGTGCCCGAAATGTTCAACCATGATTCACAAGATAGATGGGTGCGCACAGATGTGGTGCACGACGTGTCAAACTGCGTTCGATTGGAGGACTGGAAATGTAGAAAAGGGACGAATACACAACCCACACTATTTTGAGTTTAAATCTAAGTCGAGAGAACACGGTGACATACCGTGTGGGGGTAGACCCATATACAGGGAATTATTAGAAAATAATGCACCACCTCGTATTTTACAATTGAATCACGTCGTGGGAACTGCGGAATATCAATTGGTGTATAAATATGGATTCACGTATGATAGTAATCTCACTCTCAGAGTTGACTATCTCATGAATGTAATCTCAGAAGATCAGTTGAAACGCGAACTTCAACGAAGAGATAAATACAACAGTAAAGTCAGAGATATACAACACATATACCAGATGTTTGTTGACACGGGTGGTGACTTACTACGACAGTGGATGATCGACCCACAAAAGGAAGATGAGATATTAGAAACCGCGGTTCATTTATCTAAATATACGAATGAAATCATTACCAATATTAGACAGAGATACAACTGTGTAGTTCCGCGCTACATATTTATCTAACTGTAAAATAACTAATACATGAACTGGCTTTTATTTGTATTTGTCCTTACGATTGTCATCGTATTTACCACCCCTACATATAGGCACCCTCGTGTGCAAATCAATGCTATATCTCACGAAGAGTGTGATTACATCAGAGAGAAAGCGCTACCTTTACTCAAAGATTCCACTCTCGGAGATACCAGACACATAGACAAATCGGAGAGAAAAAGTGAGTCTACATTTTTAGATTTTGAGCGAGATCATAAGCTCAAAGAAATAATTCTTAGATTTGTGAAACCGGAACACGTGAATAGATGTGAAAATTTTCAAGTCGTTCGATATAAACCGGGTGGATTTTATAGACCTCACCAAGATGCCGATTGTAAACACGAAAATAAGAGGGTGTCCACCATCATGTTCGCACTAAACGACGATTACGAGGGTGGTTCTACTAGTTTTCCTGTTTTGGGTAAAACATATAAATTGTCTAAAGGTCACGCCTTGGAATTCGATACACTCGACACACGGGGGCGAATGAATAAAAAGGCTTTACACGGGGGTACACCCGTTATTTCCGGTGAAAAGTGGATATGCACCCTATGGATCAGAGAATCTAAATGGCGAGGCCGGTAGCGCGTAACTTTTCGCGGTTTGCCATGTGAAGCGCCTCGACGTCAGCCTTGTTTTGGCCGACATATGGAACAGCGTAGCCTTCGTCGCACATCCACTTATTCACATTCGTCCAGTGACCATCTTCGCCGACCCACACTTCCGCTAAAATGCGACCAAATTTGCCACGCGAATCCTTTTCCTGGCATCTGAGTTCGATCTCGATATCATCCTTCTCAGATTCCACGGCCTTGAGACACCATTCCTTGAGTTTCTTCTTAGAAAGAAGTCCAAATTTCTTTTCTTCCAAATCGCGTGTACGAGATTCAGGAGTATCGATGCCGAGCAAACGCACGCGTTGCTTGGTACAAACATCGAAACCGAGGTCGATGGTGACATCTATCGTGTCTCCATCGACGACCTTTTCTAAGGAAGAGACACGGTAAATGAATTCACATTTTTCTTGGGCGTAGGTGGACATATAGTATGGATTAGAAAATTATGCGAGTCGTTGGTTCATTGTCATAGGGGGTCCTCTATTACCAAACGAAAAACCGGTACCAGCTTTAGCTAGAACTGGATCCATTTTCCCTTGGCCGATTTTAAAATTTTTTTCCTTTTTGGCGGCGGCGACTAATCTTCTAGCTTCCTTAATTTGGTTCATATCGGTGGCGGTGTTTACTTTGTATCTCAAAGTTTGTCTTTTCCAACCAACTGGGCCACCTATGGTCCAGTTACCATTTTTTCTATGGGAATTTATGATTGTACGTAAAGCATTTTTAGCGACTCTGAGATTTTCCTGTGCTTTGACACCCGATTTAGCACCTTGCCATCGACCACCCGCGCGCTTCCATGCGTTCCTATTTGCAGCGAGTTTGTTACCCATTTGTTGAAACATACCAGTCGCGTTGAATTGAGATCCAACATTTCTTCTCGCGGCGGCTTTGTAAGTTCGAGCGGATTGTCGCGCTTGGTTTAATTGGGCCTGGGTTCGTTTTTGACCTTGTGTCATACCACGGATACGGCCTTGCATTTGCAACCTGGTACTATTCAAAGTTGTTGCTGTTTGACGTAAATTATTTTGTGTGTTTCCAAGTATTTTTTTAGTGTCTTTTAACTGTTTTTGTAATTTGTTTCTTTGACCTCGTAGTCCATTTACAGCAGTTCGTGCGACACCGATTTCTTTTTGGGCTCTAGTAAGGTTGGTTCGGGTGTTTTTCAATTGTGTACCGAGTCCACGAACAGCTGCACCTTTCCATTGACCGGTCACTTTAGATCTTTGTATATTCGCATTGCGTTCTTGTACGTTTTTCGTTAATTCTTGTATTTGGGCAGTGGCGGCTCTTATATTTTCCGCATGTCGCATTTGCATATTGTTGATATTGCGAGTCCGTGCTTCGGTAGCATTAGTAAGTTGCTTTTGAAGGCGGTTTATTTCACTAGCGCTAGTCGCGAGTTTCGCGGTTTGTTGTTTGATTTCTTCGTTCGCTTGAGTCGCTTGTGTTGTGAGCGTTTTAATTTGAGTATAAAGATTACCCACTTGGTTTTGTCTTGCTTTTAAGTTCTTATTTTTAGCCTCTAGGCTCTCTTTTTGGGTACTAATGAGACCCTCACTCCTAGTTAAGCTTCTGGTAGCTTCGTTTAATTTTGTAGATATTTTTTCTAATGCATTTTCCCTATTTTTAGATAAAGTTTGGAGTAGACGTATTTCATTATTTTTTGCATTTCGTTCGTCTGTCAATTTTTTTCTTATCCGCTCTAACTTTGCCTTTTCGGCCGCGTTTAATTCACCCTTTTCCAATAACTTGGCACGTTGTTCGGTGAGGTTTTTTATAGATGCGTTGCTTTCACCAAGTTTTTTGGTGATTTCAGCTTCTTTTTCTGCCGCTTCCTTTAATGCCCGTTGTCGTTTATTGGATTCGGCCTTCAAATTGTTGCGCTCAAGTTCAGCTTTAGTGGCGTTAGATCTAAGTTTTTCCCGTTCGCTTTGAGCATTCTCTAGATTTTGTCTAAGTTTTTTCTTTTGTGTCATACTTAAGGTCCCCGCCGCCGCCATATTTTTCTTTATTTGGTTTATTTCTTCGTTTTTGTTTCTCACATTTTCAGCCAATGCGCTCATTTCTCGCATGTATTGCATTTTCTCTGCTTCGGATTTTCTCAATCGATTATTGACGTTGGCTCTGTTCTTCATGGCGTTATTGAGTTGTTCTTGCAAAGCCCGTTTTTCTCCGTTAGACAAAGATTTATTGGTATTTAATTTATTTTTGAGTTTTTTAATTTCGTCGTTCGCATTTTCTTTTTGTTTGGTAATGTTTCTCACGTTACCAGCTAATGTATTCATTTCTCGCATGTATTGCATTTTCTCTGCTTCAGATTTTCTCAATCGATTATTGAGATTGGTTCTATTCTTCATGGCGTTGTTAAGTTGTTCTTGCAAAGCCGTCTTTTCTCCGTTAGACAAAGATTTATTGGTATTTAATTTATTTTTGAGTTTTTTAATTTCGTCGTTCGCATTTTCTTTTTGTTTTCTCACATTTTCAGCCAATGCGTTCATTTCTCTCATGTATTGCATTTTCTCCGCTTCAGATTTTCTCAATCGATTATTGAGATTGGTTCTATTCTTCATGGCGTTGTTAAGTTGTTCTTGCAAAGCCGTCTTTTCTCCGTTAGACAAAGATTTATTGGTATTTAATTTATTTCTGAGACTTTGTATTTGGGCATTCGCGTTTTCTTTTTCATTTTTGAGTTTCTTATACAGAGCATTTTTTCTGATTTTCTCAGTTTGTAAAGCTTGATACTCTTTTTGAGTTTGGTATTGATTCTTAAGAGCCAGATTTAAGTTTGATTTGAGTTTGTTTCTAACATTGGGACTCGCAGATTTCGCGAGTTCATTTTTAAGTTTTTCTATGTTTCGCGCCTTTGTATTTATATTGGTTTTCATATTACCCAATTGTTCGCGCATTACATTCATGTTTTTAGCGTTTGTGTTTCTCCTTTGCCTCGATTTGTTGAGCTCTTTCTTCAACGCGTTTCGCTCATTCGCGGTGAGTTTAGAATTTTCGAGTTTAGTTTCTAAGTTTGCTATTTTATTTTCCAAACCCTTAAACACGCCAGCCGATGTTTCGACTGCATTGTTAAGCCCTCGTTTAACATCATTGCTATTCAGTTTACCGGATACATATTTATTTCTTAACGTGGTTTTAACATTTGATGGGACATTTTTGTACATATCATTTGCAATCATTGTATTGAATTCGACACCGCGTTTTTTCATATCTTCTTGAACTCGTCTGTTAATCTTAGCTAGCCCATTTTTGATGTTGTATGAATTTATGTTTTTTAAGGCCTCATCTCTCATTTCGTTTAAATAGTCTCGGTTTACATCATTTTTTCTGAGCTTGAGCTCTTCGTCCAATTTTTTCAACTTAATCACGGCATTTTTTGAACTCGTATCTGTACCACCCGATTGTATAAACACATTCAATTTTTCACGCGCAGACGTTTTTATTTTTGAATTTCCTATAGTATTTACGGTTTTTTGAAGTGCATCTATGGCTTTTTTAGGACCCATGTTATTGAGATTCGCTTTGTACGCGGTTTCGTACGCCGCGGTGATGCGAGTCTTCGCCGTGTTATACATGTTTGTACCATTCTTGTACGCTTTGATGCTTTTTTGGGCGTCATTCATGAACGCAACGCGACGTTGAGTATTGAGTTTACCTCCCTTATTTACTACGTATTTTTCGAGCTCCGCTATTTTCTTTTGTTTGTCGTTCACTCGGTTCGTGACTGGAGTCGTGCGTTTGAGGTCCTCGATCTCCTTCATCGCACGTCGGAGTGCGTCTGAGTTACCGGACGTTTTCGCGCGCATGAGTTTGTTGAGCATGGCCACCGTCGCACCGTCCGTCGATGGCTTCTCGCGAACCGCTTCGATGATTCGACTCAAATTTTGTGTGCTTCCACTCCCCGTGTCACGCGCCACCGAGAGAGCTCTCGCCAAGTCTTCATTTCTTCGCGCGTTTGGTTTTCGAATCATCGCATTCACATATCGCGCACTCGTTTCATTCATGGGTCGTCGAGGTGTGTTCCCGTTCCCTTTTCGGTTCCCGTTTCGGTTCCCATTTCGGTTCCCGTTTCGGTTCCCGTTTCGGTTCCCGTCTCGGTTCCCGTTTCGGTTTTCGTCGCGGTTTAAGTTTTTCGATTCGTTGGATATTTTGTTCAAGTTATCCGACTCATTCGAAATATTATTAACATTGTTGTTGTTGTTGCGCACACCGTTCCCATTCACATTATTCACGTTAACGTTGTTTTGGTAATTGTTGTTGCTATTCACCGAGATGTCTCTTTTTTGCGCGGATGCGATGTGCAAGCGAATGGGTTCGCGAATGTTCTTCGATTGAAGAACCGACTCCACGGCTTCGATTATTTCAGCTTTAGTCATCTTATCGTAACTCGCGAGACCAACTTTACGCGCGACACGCTTCAATACAGCGAGAGTAGACGACGCCCGGAATAAGGTTTCAAAATCCGACCCAGTCAGTGGCGATTTCCTGTCTAGCATGTACTTCCCATCTTTAGAAAGTACCATGGGTGGAAGTGGGAGTTTACCGTCCTGGATGGACGAGTATGCATCGCATATCTGTTCACGCGTGAGATTTAACTCGAGACCCGTGTTCTGCTTCACGAGCCTCTTGAGATTCCTAACATTTATCCCTGGATCACACGCGTCCATATTGATATAAGCGGATAAAAAATTACGAAGCACCCATCATGTACATTCGTATTTTATCTTCGTAACACATATTGAAATCAAAAATATCCATGTTCTCCACGTCGATCGTTTTCACTTCGTGTCTCGATGTGTCGTATACGTATCGGTTTTCTAAACTCGAACGAACGATGCTTTCGGCGAATGTCCTCGGATTGTCTATGTTTTCGTTGTATTTAATACTTGACTTTATCTGTATACAATATACTTCATGTGGACTTTTATCTAATAATGGTGTGAGTGGCAAAGATTCAATCGTCCCACCGTCGACGTACGTGTTTCCGTTGTATTTTCTTGATGAAAATACGAATGGTATGGCTATGCTCATGCACACCGCATCTAACACTTTCATATTAGGGTGTGTGTCGACCGAAAAGTATTCAGTTTTGCCTGTGTTTACACAAAATGCCGATATGTATATTTTCTTTTCGAGTTCATCAAACGTTGGATCACACCCACAAATTTCGACAAATTTATTTCGGAGTGGGTCTAGGTCTATGAGTCCGTAACTATGTAAAAAACATTTCAAATTCAACTTTACTAAATCTGAAATGTTTAATCTGAGTGATATGTCTATCACCTCATCGACTGTTTTTCCTATCGCGAGCATGAATGCGAGTATGGACCCCGCGGATGCCCCGGAAATTTGTTGTACATCGATGAGACGATTTTCTATTGTTTTAAGATGTCCGAGCATGGCGAAGATTCCCATGGCACCTGGACCAATCACCAAATATTTCATGGGTGGTCACCTAATAGTACTTAGGAAATTGCTTTCGCAAAAGAGCGAACACGAGCGCGAAAACGACGGTGTGAACCAAAGCGGAGGCTGGACTGGTTTGTCCAGACATGAACACACCCTTAGATCCTGGTGGAAGCGTCAAAAGCATGCCTGGGCTCAACGCCAAAAAGAGCACGGTGGTCACAATGAGATCAGTTCGGGTCAACACGAGACCCATGGCCTTGGCGATCAACGAGTACACGAGGAAGAACACGAGAGCGTGGAACAACACCGCAGTGCGTCCAGTGAGACCGTTGCGGAACTTAACACTTGTACCGTCCGTGCGAAGCAAAATACCTGGGCTGAGTGCGAGAAAGAGTGTGGCGGGGATAGAAACTTTCTGGGACGTGATATCTGGAAGCATATTTGTATTATGTATATATTATAATTCTATAGCTCTATTGTCTGAAAAATCGTAACAGAATTCAATAAAGTCGTGATACTTGGCGTGTTTTAAGATATGATTATCGAGCGCCCTATCTTTGAGGTAGCGTTGTATTAATTTCCACATCCACCACAAGTCATCGTCAAAATGACCACCCCAATCGTCGATGTGAAGTGGCTTATTCATTTCGACGGTGGCGTCGTCGTCATCACTATATTCATTATCACTCATACGCTCTGCGGCGTGTGCATATTCATTCCAAACCATTATTTCTTATCTCTGATGCCCGTGAGGGAAAGTGAAGTGGATTCCTTTACTGGAAGAGTATCGAGTATAGCCTTTAAGACACTTTCGGCCTGCTGTTCGTTTCCATTGAAATATGTAACGAGACCTTCTTTCACGGTAGTCTTATTTAAACCAGTCTTCCTGGCACTTTTGCGAACAGAGATTTTACCCTTCTTGAGATTGATCGCGTCGAGACCGTTATCCATCATGAGTTTCTTCACTTGTAGCTTGAGTGCCTTTTCGGCTTGTGTGAGAACTTTGATATCTTCTCTGGCTTCTGTAATTTGCTTGTTCAATTCAACCAATTTAGAGACGCTGTTTGAGAGTTCGTCTGAGGGAACCTGAGACATTATATAATATACCTAAAACGTTATTTCTTTAAGTTTACGCACACAAACCTCGTTGCATGGTGTCTGGTGCGATAGTAGAGTTGTTCCACACGAAGGCTTCCTTAGGGTTTGGTGGATCGGCGCGGATTTGCTGGTTAGCATTTCTCAAAGCACCGCCTATGCTTTCTGGGTATCCAGTTTGTTGTCGTGGTTCGAGGAAGTTTTGGCCGGAGAGGATGTCATCTGGGGCAAACTCACCGAAATCCTCCTGAGGCGCGACTTCGCGTGGCAACAAGGACGAGGCGAGTCCGGTACCCGCCTTCATTTCACAACCGACACCGGCTTCCGCGGCTGGTCCGACAGCGTCGATGCCACCGATCATCGCATATTCATTCTCCTTAACGCTGTACGTGGCACGACCGTTGGTGACCATGAGATAGATCACCACGGCAATGGCGAGGGCGATGAGCGCTTGGCGAGGGGTGACCTTCTTCATCTTCATCATCTTTTTATATATAAAAACAATTTTTTTATTCGTCGTCTTCAATCACGATTTCGTCTGGATATGATTCAACTTCTGGTTCTGGCTCGGGCTCCGGGTCCGACTCTGGGGTCGGCTCAGGTTCTTGGACTGGTTCCGGATTCATCTTGACCTGGACCAAATTCCAAGTTGGACCGAACGCCTTCTTTGCAAACCACAAACCCGCGTATTCGAGCATGATAGAGCACTTGATACCGGTGAGTGTGACGTCTTCACCCACGAGTTCCTTCTTGGAATTGAAAATCTTTGTCGCTGAAATTCGATCGGCGGATAGTGTATCTTCCTTCGTGTAAACCTTGGTGATGGTCTTTTCTGGGAGTTGTTTGCCAAACCAGGTCGCACTGTGTTCGTTTGCGGCGGCGATGTTATTGGCGTGAATGTTTTCAATGTTCTCGACACCGGTCGCATCGGTCAAGTCAAATGTGACTTCACCTGAAGCATCGTCGGTGACCACGGCATTTCTCACCTGGACGTAGCAACGCTTTTTGTCTTGAGTGAGTGCTTTGACGTGATAAAGTCCATCTTCACCCTTAGATAGAGTTCCGTAAATCATGTTATATATCATACACGTTTCAAATCTTTAACCCCTACAAATGGTATCATCGCAGCCTTGCGTATTATAGGTCTTGGAACCCAAGCATCTCTCGCTGGTTTGAAACCATACAGCGTTTCTTCTAATCGGAGTTTTTCTGGTATGGGTAAAGGTCTTTTCGGCCTGTAGTTGAATTCATTTTTAACATATGATTCCGATGTATTCTTGATCCAATTATTGGTTTCTATATTGAAACGCATATCGGATTGTGTTTTTGTAAATCCCTGCAGATTTCCCATATTTTGAGTTGTTTTAAGTCCATGTACGTATTGCTTTGATATTTTAGATGAATCGGGTGTGGTCGTGAAATTTGAGTATTTTTTAGGATTTACTTTTATCGCCTTGTGTGGATTGATATTCTTGAATTGTGTGTGGCGCTTTGGTTTTTTAGTGAGTGGTATTCCCACTTTTTTCATTATATTTTCCATGGATTCATTTGGGAGTATATTTTTTCGTGTGATGAGTTTTGCTAATTTTATCATTCTTCGTCTATCCTTCTCTTTCTTCTCGGGTGGTCTGAGACCGAGTTTTTGCATCGTGTATGAATCTTCTATGAGAAACCGCTTCGACGCGAGTTTGACATTATCAAACTTACCGATGACGTATTTACCTGTGATTTTGAATATATCGAGTGCTTGAATTTGATCGTCTCCGACTTCGAACCCAAATTCTTTTGGGCGCATGAATGCGATATCGAGAATGCCACCCATATTGATCGATTCTATTCGCCCAGATTTAGGTGAGTATAGACGAATTTTCATGTCCAGCGTGAATAGTTCTATATCAGCGAGTGTATCTGGACCTCGCTTTACATTCTTTCTTTTAGGTATGAGTGTATATCTTCGAGTCACGTAAGGGCCTGTGTTCGAAAACCCGAGACCTATGAATTTTCCTGGTTTACCTCGTTTATCGTACACGACTTTAGCGAACCGTTTATTCACTCGTTTAGATATTTCACCGAGTTTATTCCATAAAAGGAGTTTTATGGCTTGGAGTTTACCAAAAAATTTCACATCCGGTTTTATTCTCGGCACGAACTTAGTGTCTATGTCGAGTGTCATGATTCTTTGAGACGGTTCCAAGTATGAATTTACCGCGTCCCCACCGGATAAAATCAAATCACCGACTGGATTTAAGAACTCCGTGAGCTCGTCTATGACGGCGTACAATTCGTATCTCAGTGCGTCCGTGAGTATGACACTCGCAAAATCTTTGAAGTCTTCATCGCTATGAAGCCTGTGCATTCTCGCCCTGAAACGAGGCACGTCATCAGATTCATAGAATCTCTTAAGGGTTGGATCGTTATGGAATAACTTTTTCATCTTGAATCTGTTTATGACCCCCTCTGAATATTCACCTTGATCCATGTTATTATTAGGTTACATAATATTATTCGAACAACAAGGTTAAAGATGTGATACCTAAGTAAGACATAAAACAAGATGTCTCTTGAAACTGTTATTTCCGAAATCTCTGCCCTCCGCGCCGAAATCAAGTCTTTGACTAAGATTGTGCGTAAGATTAAGGCCAAGCAAGACGATCCGGACGGTACCAAGGCTGCGTCTCGTGCGAAGAACAACGGGTTCAACCGCGAACAAGCCATTTCTCCAAAGCTTCGTGAGTTTCTCGGGGTCGAAGAAGGAAAGCTTGTGTCTCGTTCCTTCGTCACGCGTGCGATTAACACCTACGTTACTGAAAAGGGTCTTAAGCATCCGGACAACGGTCGCGTTCTTGTGCTTGACGACAAGCTCCGCGATCTTCTTGAACCACCTGCGGATACGCAAGTCACGTTCTTGAACCTCCAAAAGTTCTTGAGCCCACATTACACCAAAGTCGAACAAACGGCTTAAAAAAAATACCCATTAAACTTATAAAATGATCATCGACAGGGAAACCATCGAAACCCTTGTTGGTACAAAAATATCGAAGATAGATTTGTACCAAAAAGCTTTTACACATAAATCGGCTTTAAAAGAAAATGGAAACTTAGACTCGTTCGAGACGTTGGAATTTATAGGTGATTCTGTGTTGGGATTTGTTATCACAAAATTTTTGTTTGATAGGTACGAACAACAAAAGGAAGGCTTTCTTACGAAAGCGAGAACAAAGCTCGTGAGAGGTGAGACACTCGCAAACATTGCGATGAAACTCGAGATGTACAAATGGATCCAAATGGATGAAAAAGGTATGAGAAACGAGTGGTTTAAAAATCCGAAGATATTAGAAGACGTGTTTGAAGCCTTCATTGGAGCTATATATATGGATTTAGGGCTTCTTCATGCAAAGAGGTTCATTCTGAATATTTATGAAAATCCGGAACTCGTCGATATGCGATCCATCATGGTGGATGATAACTATAAGGATCATCTCATGCGGTATTGTCAGACTCACGGACACCCACTTCCAGATTATAGAGTCATATCACACGATAATGGTGTATTTTATGTCGACGTATACGTGAATAACGTGATACTTGGACGAGGATTCGCTAAAAATAAGAAACAAGCCGAACAAAATGCCGCGAAATATTTTTTCTATCCACATTAGTAATGATTCCAATATTATTCGTGGCTGTCACTCTATTTTTTAGAAGGCCGATCCCTAAACAATATTCAAAACAGGCACTCATAAACGAGTGTGAAAGATTGGGTGTATCTTCGCAGGGTACATCTCGCATATTGAGACATCGGATTACCCGCTTAAAAGGTAAAACGGTTTAAATCTCAAGATGCACCCAAACGTCGAAAAGCTCTTGAAAAAGACATACGCTGAACAGAGGTCACAAGAATGGCTCGATTTGCGAAAAAATATGCTCACCGCGAGTGACTGTGCCACAGCCATAGGTGAAAACAAATACGAAAAACCATTCGATCTTCTTCTCAAAAAGTGTGGTAAGGGGAAACCGTTTACAGGTAACGCCGCGACGGAACATGGGAACAAATACGAAGATGAAGCGCGTATCCTATACGAACAGAGACACAATGAAGTTGTACACGAAATTGGCCTCGAACCTCACCCAAAACATCCCTGGCTCGGTGGATCACCCGATGGTATCAGTGAATCGGGTAAACTCATTGAAATCAAGTGTCCGATGTCACGTGAAATTTTACCAGAGGTCCCGAAGCATTACATGCCTCAATTGCAATTATGTATGGAGATTTTAGATTTAGAAGAATGCGACTTTATACAATATAAAAATGCAGATTTCAATTGGCCTAAACCAGAGGAATTCGTGGTCGTGCGCGTCCCACGAGACAGAGGATGGTTTGAGAAATACTTCCCGGTCATGGAAGAATTTTGGCAAAAAGTGTTGTATCACAGAGAACACGGGATAGAAGAACCCGTAAAGAAGACCAGGGCTCGTAAGAAGAAGGAAGATGAACCACCGCCTCCGTGTGAAATTAAGTCTGACTCCGAAGACGAGTACAGGGATGAGTGAATTATTATCTGAATATATATAAATGAGTACACAGCCTTTTGTCATACAACAAAAATCGAACAGTACTTTCGGCACGGTTTTGAAAATTCTGGGTTTCTGTTTTTTACTTTCGTGTATAAATTCTATGTGGAAATCTTACACGGCCGCGAGAGCCGTCGGTAACGCAATTAAAAATATGGACTTCAAAAAGAAAACGAGTCCAATCATAACTGATATGGAAATCATAACGCGGGATTCGACACCGAGTGGTACGACCACGATGGAGGTGTCCTCCGATGAACCACAAGCAGAATCGGTATCCACGAAGGATATGAAGATTGCGTTGTATAAAACAGCCGACTGTACCGACGAACCCATGAACTCCATCACATTAAACGCTGGTACAATTCTTAGTACAACGGGTACGTTCGATAAGAGAGGTCTCGAAAAGGAATCAAACTATGTATGTTGCATAAAACACGAAAATGCTAAGCTCGCGGGGGAATACATGAAGGCTGGTGACAAGACAAATTTTGCTATATCGGATGATGGTAAAACAAACATCATTCAGTTTGGAGAACCAGATGGACCCGAAAATTGTGCGACTGATTTTTTTGCAAATTGGACTCCTCTCGAATAATTTTGAAAAGTAAAATAAAAAAAATATTTTTTTCAAAACTTTTTTCTTTAAAAAGAAAGTGAAAAAAATATTTTTTTATTTTTTGTTTTTAAATTCCCAAAAAGTATGGTGTTACTTTACC